CGGTACCGCCCCCACGCCGGCTGCCGCTTCCACGCCTGCATCGCCCGAACGGGGCCGCACTCCGGGCACACCGCGTTGGGGCGGTTCACCATCGCCAGGTCCGGGGCCGGGTTGCCTTTGCGCCAGAACACCACATACATGCGGTCCCGGGACTGGGGGGCGCCAGGCCCGAACACTTGGGCGTGCATCGAGTTCGCGAACACCGCTTTGTGGTCGTAGCCCAGGCAGTCCATCGCCATCAGCCACGCCCTGAACGGCTCCCAATGCCACGCATCGACAACGTTTTCCACGATCACCGCTTCGTAGCGGTGAACTTCGGCGAAGCGGGGAACGTCCCACATGGTGGCCCGGGAACGTTCCGCTGAGGCGTCGGGCAGGATCTCCCCGAACAGGTCCGGTTGGGAGTCGACGCGCCGCTTTCCCTTCGCCACCGAGTGGTTGGTGCATTCCGGTGACGCCCAGAGGATGTCGGTGCGCGGGAAGTAGCGCGGGTCGATCTGGGACAGGTCGGCGCACAGATGATCCGCGTCGGGATGATTCTTGTTGTGCGTTTCTACCGCGAGGTCCCAGTGGTTGGATGCCATCCGAACCTTCACGCCGGGGATCTCGATTGCGCCTGTGGAGCTGCCGCCAGCCCCGCAGAACAAATCGGTCAGGGTCAGGGTCATGCTTCGGTCCATTCCCCGACGATGAGGCGGCGCCACGCGAAACGGGCATCCGGCAACACACCGAACTTCCGCTGCTGATCCCGCAGCCACTCCAACACCGTCAACGCCGAATCCGGCAACACATCGGTGAAACCACACGGGTTGTCGGAGCAGTGACCGAGGAACTCGCAGTCCTCGCAATCACACTCACAGCTCTGCACCGTCGATGGGAGCGGCCAGTGCGCCGGCTGGCCTTTGCGGTCCCCACCCAAAGCGGTGAAGAGGATCGCGGCGTGCTGGTAGCGGCCGGGTTTCCCCGGTGCGATGACAGCGTCTGAGGCGTCGAACAATTCGAGTTGGTTCATCGGTTTCCCCCTTTCAGTGCGGCTTCAACGATCTGTTGAATGAGTTGGTCGGTGGTGACCTTCATGTAGGGCCGGTGGCCGGTTTCGGTTTTGTGGGTGTAGAGCTGGGTTTCGGCGCAGTCCTCGCATAGGTGCCGCCACCGCTTCATGCGGCCTTCTGCGTCGCGGCATTCGTGGCACCACACAATTGCTTCGGCCATCAGATGACGCCGCCTTGGTCGTCGAGGAGCACCCATTCCCGGCGCCGCAACACAGGTGTCGTCAACGGGTCATGCCCGGAGCGGACACTCCACCCGCAGCGGTAAGACTCAGTTGGGTGAGCACCGACCCGGTTGTGGCATTCCAAGCACACATGCATGATGTTTTCCGCGGTCCATGTGCCGCCCTGGCTTCTGTTTTTGCGGTGGTGCATGTGGATGGCTTCGGAGAGGTAGCAGATTTCGCAGAGCCCGCCGCTCCGGTCCCGGACGGTGATGCGGCATTTCTGTTCGCCGCGCTTCAAGGTTTTCACCGGATCACCTGCGCTTCGGCGCGTAACACACCAACCACTGAGCGGCCCACATCAATACGGCCAGACAACACATCCCTGATATCCGAGCGGAGGATGCGGACCTCCGCCTCCGCCAAATCAGCGGCCAACGACAACTCGTCGGTGGCCAGGACGGCTTGGGCTTTGCGGATCTCAGCGTTGGTGCCGTCAGCGGAGATGATGGCTTTCGCGTAGGCCACTGAGTGGGCGTGGCGTTTGCGGACGGCTTCGATTTCGGCTGGGCGGAGTTTGAAGCCGAGTTCGTCTAGTTGGCGGGACAGCCTGGACAACTCGAGAACAGCAGCGGTGGGGGTGATTTCGGACATCAGCCGGCCGCCTTATCCACAGCGACCTCATCCGCGACAATCGACAGGAACCCGCGAACCGTCTCCACATCGGCGTCCTTGATGTCCAACCCGTAATCGTTGAAGAACCGGACACCCAACTTCTTCGGATCCAGCTTGTTGGCGGTCACCAACCTCAGCAGGTCCTCCCGGGCCTGATCCGCCGGCGACAACGGCTTAGCGGCGGGTTTCGCCTGGGGGCGGTGGGTGGCCGCGGCGCCGTCATCGTCGTCGTCGATGTCCAACCCCAACGCCGCCGACAACGCATACCGCTTGTAATAGGTGATCGCGGAGCCGACTTCCTGGGGCGACTTACCCGCCACAGGGAACTCAAACACCGACTCGTCGGTCTCACCGGACACATGCCAGATCTTCGTTTTGATGCCCAAGCACCCCGCGGTGACCGTTGTCAAAGGCTGGGTGACCGCCAACCCGTTATCCGACAACGGCTTACGGATCGCTTCCCACACATCCGACAGATCGGCGTACTTGTAGGAGTACGAACCGCCGCCCTTCATCGGGATCTTCGCGGTGTTGTTCTTCGGGATCGTCGGAACCTGCGCCTGGAACTTCACCAGCGCCGCCGCTAAACCGTCACTCATCCGATTGCTCCCGCTTCTATGTCCTCGCACCACCTGTCGTTGATTTCGCACGCCCGCTTCGCAGCCTCCGCGGTGTCGAAATACCCGAGCATCACCAGCGGGCGGCGGTGCCGAACCAAACGCGCCACCCACCGCACCTCCGCCACCCCAAGGCGGTAACTCTTATCGGGCTGCACCGAGTAATGGCCCGCCACCACATCAGCGGTGTGACCGGTGTACCTTCTCTGAACCCACCGCAGCCCGCTCACCAGCCACCATCCCGGCGAGCCCACACCTGATCCCGGTAGTCCTCACGGAAGGAACGGTCGTTGTCGACGTAATCCACTGCGCAGTAACCGATCAGACCAGCTGCCGCCACCACCATCCCGGCGGCGAGCTGCACCATCGAGTCGAACAACCCGAACGCCGTCAGGAGCATCCCGATGATCCCCGTCAACGCGAAACCCACCCGCAGCCTGTTCACACCGACTCCAACCAGGAGTAAAGGTCGGGGCGTGTGGCCGCCAACCCGCGGCGAACCTCCCGGCCCGACATGGGGCACTCCTCGAACAGTCGTGTGGGGTGCGGTTCGACAACACCGGACACCACCCACATGGATTCGTGGCACACGGGGCAGGTTTTCTTCTCCCCGCACGGCATTTCCGCGAGGAACCTGGATACCGAACGGTCGGTGATCTGCAACCGGTCGGCCACCTCAGCCAACGTCAGCTTCCCCGGGGGGACGAAGTTCCCTTCGCATTCCTGCGCGGTGACGACTTTGCTTTCAAGTCGCCGCATGACCATGCGTTTCTCGTCGGGCCGCAGTTTCAGGGCGGACCCTTCAACCACGAAATGGACAGCCAGCCAGTCGATCACGCCACGACCCCGCTGTCTTGGGCGGCGAACGCTTTGAGCAGCGCCAGGTGGCGTGGGCACCGGTCGGCAACTGACACGGCGAGGACATGGCCGGCTTGCTGCCAGGACAGGCCGTCGTCGTTGATGGATGCACCGACCCCGACGACCCCGGCGAAGCTGGGGAACTCATCCAGGGTGGCGCACACCGCCCAGCCGTAGCGTTGGGCGTAGTCCAGTGACACCCGATCCGGGTCGGCCTTCGCCGGGGCGGCGATGATGATGGTGGCCGCGGCGATCAGGGAGCCGGTGCAGATCCCCAGGGCGAAAGCCCGCACAGTGCTGGTCCTCATTCGGACACCACCTTCGCGGTGCCGTTCTCGTCGTCCAGGACGATGCGGCGCGTCGGGATGGGCACCTCAACGCGGGTGATCGTGGAGAACACGGCCTGCCAGTTCCGCTCCGACATGGAGATGTTGAACGGGCCGATGTAGACGTGGATCAGTTTCCCGTCGTCGCTTGAACCGGCCGACACTTGGGCGGGGTGGCAGGTGTGGGTGTCCAGCGACCCGTACACCGGGTCGGGGAGGTTGCTACACTTCTTAGTTGACATACCTTCTCTTTCTGTGTCATGGCCCCGGGACTGCGCCAACAGCCCGGGGCCGCTTCTATTTGGGTTGGAAATCGAAGTGGTTGAACAGTTCCCGCTCCAACGCGTCACCGATGGCCAACCGGTTCGGCACCTCAAGGAGCGCAAGGGTTTCGCCGATCACCTGGGTGAGGGTTGGAGTGCCGACCGGCGCAGACGGTTCTGCGCCGGTCGGCGCCGCACCGGCGGGCCAGGGTGCGGAGTCATCGCCGCCGAACACGGCGTCATGGATCTGGTTAACCCACGCGAAGGGGAGCAGCCGGCTGATCACCGCGCCACCCGGTTGATGCGCCTCGAGCGGCGGGCCACCTTGTTACGGGCGCGGCGCCTCACCGTCGCCAAATACTGCTGCACACGGCGCTGCTGCTTCAGAGTCACGCGACACCCGCGATCCACTGATCGGCCTCAGAGGCCCGCAGATCGAACAGGCCCGCGAGGTCAGGTTCCCGCAGCATGATCAGGCGGGCGTAGTAAGCGCGGTGCGAATTGTTCAGGCGAAAGTCGTCACCGACTGTGGTGACGGCGATCTCCCAGCGGGCACGCTCAAACAAGGTGGCGATACCGAGCTTGCTACGACCTGTTCGTGAAACCCACTGCCGTGCCAGTGCAACAAGCGTCTTGTAGACGTGCGGGTTGTTTGCGTGGAAACGGTCGAACGCCGTCTCCTCCAAGCACAAAGCCAGCTGGTCGCTCATCCGGCCACCGCCAACCTGCGCCGCGCCGACCCCGACGACAAACCGTTAACAACCTCAACCGGTGGGGCTTCAGGCTTTATGGCGTTCCCGAACGCCTCCAAGGCGAACTCCACGTCCGCTTCGGTCATCACCCAGTGCCGGCCGACCTTGCGGGCGCGGATCTTCCCGGACTTGATCTGGCGGATCAGGAACCTCTCCGGTTCCCGCATCACCTTGTCCGCGCCGAGGATGGCAGCGAACTCGGTCAACGTCACGCCGCTCATGCCACAACACCCACTTTCGATACGGCGCATCCCGAGGTTGGGGATTCAACGGGCGCGAAAAGAACACCGATGGGCACCTGGACGACCTCCGCGATACGGGCGGCCAGGTCGTCGGTGCATGAGCGGCGCTGCCCCGAGCACAGCCCATTGATGAAGCTTCGGGAGCAGCCGGCGGCTTCGGCCAGCCGGGACTGATTCAGGCCGCGTTGCTCAATCAACGCTTGCAGGGTGGCCCCTGACTGGAGTCGCATCTCACTTCCTTCCCTCAGTTTCGGGATGAACCGTACTCATGTTGACGTTTCAGTGTCAACCACCCTGGGTATCTGTTTATTGAGCCGGTTGACAGAGCAAACAGTTAGCACGCACAATTAGCGGCATCTAACTGCACGGTTGATAAACAGCGCGCAGCGTAGACAGGTGGACACCCGGCGTGTCGCCTGGGGGGAGGAAACGTGAACACGCAAGCGGCGGAAGTTGCCGACACATCTCGAAAACCGGGAAGATCACTCCCGTGAGTGAGTTACTGAACCTGATCCAGGCTCACCTGGATCGCTACGGTGTGACTCGCTCCGAATTCGCACGACGAGCGGGCACAACACCGCAAACCGTGCAGAACTGGAAAGACCGGCCGACGACACTGCCTAGGCGGGAACACCTCGAAGGTGTCGCCCGGGTCATCGGCGTGCCCTACGAGGTCGTACTCAACGCCGCACTGCAGGACGCCGGATACAGCGATGGGGACCTTCCTATGGCGGCCCGCACCGAGGACCGGCCCAAACCGAAACCGGAATGACATCGGTGTAGTTGCTGGTCACGGCGGCTTCTTGTCAGAGCCCCCGATTAGCTTTCGCGGTCATGGGGTGGAATCCGTGGCGGCACATCGGCAAGCACTACCCCGACGTGTCCGTCGTAACGAACGTCGAGCTGCCCGGCCGGATGTGGGGGCTGACGAACGGCCGGCGGATCTGGCTGTGCCGCCGCCTCGATCAGGCCGCCCGCCGCTGCACCCTAACCCACGAAATCGTCCACCTCGAGCGCGGCCTCACCCCAGCTGATGCCCGCGGCCTGGCCCGGGAGGAACGGGCAGTGGATCACATCGCGGCCCGGCGCCTCATCACCCTGCCCGCGTTGGTGGACGGGCTGCGCTGGACCCGCGACCCAGAGCAGCTCGCCGAACACCTCTGGGTCGATGTACCCACCCTGCAAGCCCGGATGGCCGCGCTGGATCCCGTCGAGGTGGCCGAGTTGGAGAACAGATTGAACGGAGAGTGGCTGTGGATCCCGTGACCGTGCTGCAGATCGAGCGGCAGTTCTGGCGTACCGCCGGGGCGAAAGACGAAGCGATCAGGGCGTTGGGGCTGTCTTCGGTTCGCTACCACCAACTGTTGAACCAGCTGTTGGATGATCCGGCGTTTCTTCAGGCTGATCCGCAGCTGGTGTATCGGCTGCGTCGGCTCCGTACAAACCGGCGCCGATCAACTCCGCAGCACTGAGGTAGCTCGCCCGGTCAAGATGGGCATACAGCGATATCGTCGTCGAAATGTTCTGGTGTCCCAGGTGCGCTTGGATCACCGGTAACGGAACCCCGGCCTGAACCATCCAGCTAGCGCACGTATGGCGAAGGTCATGCACCCTCGGGGCTTTCTTCAGCCCCAACGCCTGGGCGCGGGCCACCGACTTGTACCAAACATTCGCGCGCCAGCCGGCCAGCAGCAGCGGCCCACCGCGGGTGTTGGTGAACAGCCACTCCCCCGTGTAGTCCAGCTTCTCAAGAATGTTGCGGTGGACGTTGATCGTCCGCACTGAGCGTTGGGTTTTAGTTGTCCCGATCTGGTAGTTCGAGCCCTTCTCGTAGGTGCGTTTCCGGGCGCGGGAGATCCGCACCGTCCCGGCCGCGACTTCCACGTCGGACGGTTTCAGCGCAGAGATCTCCCCGAACCTCATCCCCGACAACACCATGAACTCGATCAGCGGCTGCCAGTAGTCGGTGAAGCCGGCCTGCAACTGGGCGAACTCCTCTTTGGTGAGGAACACCATCTCCGGTTTCTCTGAGCGGGGCAGCCGGATCCCCACTGCGGGGTTTGAGGGGATCAGTTCGGCCCGCACCGCCGTGTTCAGCGCCGCGCTGAGTAGGCCGTGTTTGTTGGCGATGGTTTTGCCTGAGGTGGTCATGCCGTTCACCCAGCCGACCACATCACCGCGGGCGAGGAGCTCCAGAGGGATGCCGCCGATGGTGTGCGTTCGGATGTCGTTGCGGAGGATCGCCTCGTAGTCATAAATGGTCGACTTCGCGACACCAGATCGTGAGGCGATGTAGCTGGCGATCCAGTCCGCCACCGTCACCCCGGACGGTCTGCGGGGTACTGCCCGGGCGGTGGGTGCAATGCCGAACGCTTTCATGGCCCGCTCCGCGCCGAGGAGCCGGACGCTGTTGAGGAACTCCTCGGCTGCGGGCTCGGTGTCGAAAGTGACGCTGGTCTGCCTGCCGTCGTGGACGTAGACAACGTTGTAGGCGGTGGAGCCGTCGGCCCGTTTACGGACGCGCAGTGAAGCCACCAGAATCCCCCATCTATCGGCTTGTCGGGGCCATCAGTGTGACACAGCCGTGACAAGCTTTCCGGGCTTTCCTGTATTTGCAGGTCAGAATATGTTTTTGTGGTGGAGCTGCCGGGAATCGAACCGGGGTGGAAAAGCAGTGTTTCCCCAGCTCACAGCATGTAGTTAGCTGACAAAACATACATGAAATGTCATGGGGTGACCTGGGGAAACACCCCGGAGTAGTGACACGGTCATAGAACCCTAAGTGCGCTAAAGGCAGCTATGACTGACAGCAAAAAAGTGGGCGCCCACCGACTCATGTTCCGAGTCGGTGGACGCCCACCAGGGCACAAGGATGGTGTGCCCAAACTATCTATGCGCTTCGCAGGGAAGCGACCTGCAACTCCAATTCAGCGATCCGCACCTCACGCTCGTCCCGGCCTTGGTCGGCCCGATCAGCCTCATCCAAAGCCTCGTGCAGCCGGCGCACCAAATCCCCCATGCAGCCATGCAGCGAGGTGATGAAGTCGGCGTCGGCGCTGTTGAGGAATGAACCGATCAGCGTTTCTTCGTGTTTCTCGTTCACGGCGACGATGTCGACACCGTTAATGGTTTCCACGGGCTTCCAGAACGTTCCCTGCGCCCCGGTGGTTTTCGACCACACTTGGTACAGCAGGTCGATGAATGAGCGGTCTTCCATCACGGCATCCGTTTGCGGTTGAAGGTGCCTTGGCAGAGGCGGCACTGGCCGGTGTCGACGTTGCGGCGGCGCCCCTTCGGGTTGTACAGGAACAGCGGCATGACTTCGCGGCACCCACACAAACGTAAACCGGCGGCCAACAAATCCTTCGGGGTGACAGCCATCAGATGGCCTTCAGGACGGTCCACCCCGACAAGGTGCCCTGCGCGTCGTTGGAAATGCCGCCATCCAAACTGGTCACATGCCAATACAGCACACCTTGGTCGGAGACCCTGACGGCGATTTTGCCGGTGCCGGGTTCCTCGAGGACGGTGCCCACGGGGTCGCCGCCCTGGACTCGTTGCACCGCCGTCAGGACGGCTTTGACTTGTTCCTCGGTCAGGTCCGCTACTTGTGCGGTCACGGCCCGCACTAAACCGGCATCAGCCACAACAATCTCCTACTTTGAATCGAACATGACGAACTGGGCTGCTTTACCGGACTGCAACGCACCCGCGTTTGAGAACGCCAACCCGGTGTAACGGTGGACGGGGCCGACGAACGAGATCCTGCCGGTGTCTATCGCCTCAAGGATTTGGGTGCCGCCCTCAAACAACCGGAAGGTGTACGGGGCGTCAGCAGCCCCGCCTGTGCCTTTCACACCGCACTGCAGGGTGTAGCTGGCGGCGGGGTTGAAGTTGAATGCGCCGGCCTTCCTGAGGATCGTTTCAGTGCCACGAATGTTCACACCGATCTCAGCGGATTTAGCGCCCAACTTTGCGAACACGAACGTCGCAGTGCCCTCAGTGTTACCCATCTGGGCGACGCGCCCCATGATGTAGTTGAACGCAGTCTGGTTGAACAACCCTGTTTGCGGTTTCGATCCGAACACCACACCGACACGCTGGAAGTCGGTGCCGGTGTCCTCCGCAACATATTTGGCCCAACCGGTGCGGGTAGCCAGAGGGAAGCAAAACAACCACATCTTGCCGTCTTTGATCTCAATGGTTTCCGCAGCCAAACCTTTATGCCACGTTTCCCATTTCGAACCAGGACCACCGTCAGGGTAGAGGTTGAAGTTCTCCGTTTTGCTGATCCCATCAGCGCCCCCGGCGAACAGTGCAGCAACATCTGAGTTCAGATTGGCAATAGCGGCGGCGATCTGCTCCATCGTCGCGTAGATGTCGAGGAAATCCCAGTCACCCTCCACCAAGCCCTGCCAACCATCAACGATGTTGTTGATGATGTCTTTGAAGAACTTCATCAGATCGGGTTTGGTTTTCAACGCACCCATGATGGTGGTCACCGCAGATGTTTCGCCGCCGAAATCCCCACCTAAAACCGGCTCAAACTGCCTCAAAGCATCCAACGGTAACCGCAACAGTTGGCGCTCAACCTGCTCCAACGGGGCATCCCACGTCGGAGTCACCCCCACAATCTGATTCAACAGGGTTTCGTTGACGTTCTGACCCCAATCCCCACCCCCGATGACGTACGAGCCGTCACTCATCAGCGACCTCGGCGGGGAGGAACGCCGGCCCGTTCGCCGGCTCCGATACCATCCCCGCATCCACGAACTGCTGCAGCATCGCCTGCTGTTCGTTGGCGGTCAGCTCGTTGATGTCGGGCAGCCGAACGGGTTCCGGTGCCGGCGTGCCCTCGGTGACCCACCGGGATGCGTTGTTGTAGGCGTGGCGTGGGCCGCGCACAGCGGGCTGGAACTCCAAAACCTGCCTGGGCAACTGATCGACATGCACCATGCCGTTCTCATCAGCCAACGACGCTATGTAGTCGCGGTGGGCGAACCCGCAGTTGAACAGATGCTCGGACCACTGCGTGAGGAACTGGGGGTGAGTGATGCCACCCACACCCGCGATCATCGGCAGGCACCTCAGAGCCCACACGAAATGCTCACGCGGGTTCGCGTAGTTCGTCTGCTCCTGCGTGCGGATCATGAGGCGAACCTTTCCGACATCTGTTTGAACAACTCCCACCTAGCGGCATCGAGCAACCCCAACGCATCAATGAACGAGGTGTTCTCATTCATCGCTACGGAGAAGCCCTGGCCGCCGTCCTCGGTGATGTGCCGGGACACGGTGATCTCCTGGATGACTAGATCCATCACAACAGCCCTAACTGAGATCCGATGCTGCCTAGTTTCTGAATTTCCGACATGACACGGGTCATGGGGTCAGATGGTTTGCGGTAACCCAAACTGATCTGCCAACCCGAAGGGCCGTCCTTACCCCAACTGTATTTCGCCTTCTTGACCCGTTCCACGAAGATCGTGTCGGGGTCCGGGTAACCCAAAACGGTTGTGCCGACCCGGGAACCGATCCACATGTGCCCGTAGCCGTTGCGGCCGAACAGGTACGGTGCGGCGTCACTGATTTGCAGGGTGTGCGCGGTGTGCGCCTGGGTTTCGAACATTCTCTTCTTGATGGCCAGTGCGGCCCCGAGGGTGAATGCTTTCTCCGCATCGGCGAAGCCTTCGTAGTAATGGAAGTCGCCTAAACCGGTTTTGATGTTCTCCAAACCGGCGATGGGGAGGCTGACACCCATTGCCCGCAGTGTCGGTACCTGCATGAAGGCCAACAGAACGTCGCGGTAGAAAATTTGGGCTACAGCATCGAGCATGCCCCCAAGTGAAGGCATTTCGAAGGGGATGGCACCAACAGGGGCACCTGAAGCGGCTTCCAACGCACTGTTGATCAGCGAGGAAATGATGTCGCCGCCGATGTTCACCGCGGCCGAGAAAGCCTCGTTCACCCCCGGTGCTGAGGAGCCCCCTGTGAGGAAGGACGTGTCGGTGGCCTCGAAGTACTGAAACTCCGACGATTTGATGCCCGTGTATTTGCCTTCCTGGAACACCACCCACGGAGCCTGCGGCGAAGTGCCGAAAAACATTGGGGTGTAGTACTCCCCGGGGAATGTCGGATCCCCGGTGAACACATCCACACCCTCGGTGTATCCATCAGAGGTCAACTGGACGATGCCCCTGGTCAAACCGACCAGGATGCTGCCACCGAACGCGGTTTCCTTCCCCCATTCGTTGTTGTCCTCCACATCCCACACCAAGCAGCCCGGGCGCAGAGGGATAGCGGTGTAAAGGTCAACGAGTAGTTGCTGCTCACCGATGAGGTTCTCGAACGGGTGCGGGTCACGATCCGGCAGATACCGCCGGCACGTCATCGTCAAACCGGTGTCGTCCAGGACTTGTTTCGCGGTGTCGTAGAACGAACCGAACCTCGAGAACACAATCGTGACTGGGGTGTTGTCCCCCAGCAGAGGGTAGGGCTTCACAATGTTTCGCCAGTTACCCGGCCAAAACGACGGCCCCATCCACTCGTTGATGTCCAGAGGATCATCGGGAAGGGACCACAAAGACCCTTCCAGGCGGATGCACAGGTTCACGAAAAGGGTTGTCAACAGGCAAAACCGGGCCGGACCGAAAATGACCCACAGCTTCGGGAATTGGAACTCCGGGCGCAGGAACGGGTTGGCCCACACCCTGATGTGCTTCAGTTCCTCGAAATCATGAAGGAACGTCACATCCAGGTAGCAGTCCCCCGAGTCCTCCTTGACCACACGATAATCGGACATTCGGCCCGACCACCTGACGCCCTGCTTCTCGATTACCAGGTGGATGTTTCGTTTTTGGCGGCCTTTGTGCCCCATGATCCACTTCGCCAGGTAGTGGTCTAAGCCGAGTCGGATTGAGGCGGTGCCGGTCTCGTTTTCGATTTCCTCGAAGTCACCTGAGCGTTCCCCCGCCACCACACCGCGCAGCTGGTAGTCCCCGTCGTACAGTTCGACGACTGGTTTCTCCAGCCGCATCTTCTCCAACCATGCGCGGCGTTCCTGAACCTTCCCCCACAGGTTCGCGTGGTCTGCGAGGCTCGACAACCCACCTGAAAGGTCAGCGCGTTGCTCCAAAACCGAATCCACGCCGATCCTCCCACTCCCATTCGTACCGGCTCTCCGGGGAGAGCGGGCTGCCGTCACGTTCAAAGTTGTGTGCGCTGCCACCACCCACCGTGGGGGCCTCTTCGGTTTCCTCGTACTCCACTAGCTGCTCCACGGTGAGAGACACCACTGGGACACCGAACAGCCGCAGCACGTAACGCATCAGCCTTCCAATCCCCACGGCCTTGACCAAGGGCGGGGTAGACGCAGAGCCACCATCTGGCCTGGCTTACAACCAGACACCGTTATCTCAAACCTTCGCGGCCCGGTGTACGGCGGAACAAAGTGTTTCCAACGTATTCCGTTCATTCGAGCCCACACCTCCGAGCCGGATTCCGACACCACTTGCTCCACACGCGGGTCGGTGTCGATGAATGCGTTTTCGGCGGGTGCGGTGGCGCCGGCCAACCGGACAGCGGTGGTGACCCTCGGGTTCCGGCCGCCGGTCAACGCGACAGCGGTCGGCTCCAACGGGGGAACGTCCTTACCGGACAGAGCACCCAGGAAGGTGATCTGGAAGGGGTGGGAACCCTCCCTGGTGGTGCGGATGTCCACGGCCGGGTTCTTACCCCCGGTGAGTTTCGTGGCGTCCGCCTTCAACATTTCGGCGTTGTAGCCCGACAGGGAACCACCGAAGGTGATGGTGTATTTGCGGTAGCCCGGGGTGAGGATTTTGGTGTTCACCGCGATCCCCGCACCACCGGACAACCCTGAAGCGTCGGCGGTCAAACGGTTCACCGCCACCCCCGCCAGGTTGCCTTGGAACGCGACTTTCCACCACGGCCCACCACCGAACAGACCCGCCCCGGTGACGTTGACGTCGAAGGAACCGATGTTCGACAGCTTCGACAGTTCGAACGCCACAGTGAGATTCGAGGCGTTGAACGGGATTTCTCCGGTGGTCTGCCCGTCGAACGTCAACTTGAAGGTGCCCTTGGTGGGTTCACCCACAATGCGGATTTCCTGGATGCAGTCCTGCGAATCCTGCTCCACCGTCACACCCACCATCGACACCTGGGGCAGCGCAGCCAAAGCCGCATACACGTTCAAGGCGATGGCGTTGAACGGGATGTTGTCGGTGAAGTTGTCCTCGAAGGCAAGCCGGAACGTACCCCCCGTGGCACCGCCGGTCAGCTCCACGGTCTGCTGCTCATTCACAGCGGGGTTGCGGTTGACCTGAACATCCCCGGCCGCGATTTGAGCTAACGCCACCAACGCGTTCTGGATTTGCGTTGTAGTCGCGTTATGCGGGATCGTGCCGGTGGTTTCCGTTCCGAACTTCAGGCGGAAATTCCCGCCCGTGGGCCTACCGTCGATGACGAGCTGCTGGATCTCGTTGGTACGCAGACCGCCGATCAAACCGGGGAGCCGCAGCCGGCGTTCCTTCTGGTCGTCGTCCTCCCACGAATAGTCCGGCAACGTCCAAATAGTTGCCTTCGACTTCGGGGCACCCAGCCACGGCAGCCACGGGATGTAGGGCTCAGCGGGGGCCTCAGTGGAACCAGGGACCGACCATTTCGGCCAGATGATCTGGTCAGTCGGATTCACCTTGGGGACATCAATGAACAGTGTTTCCTTGGGGAGTTCGTTCTGCGGCCACGGCCACGGCAAATTGAGGGCATTCGGGTCGAAGCTGGTGTCTGTTTTCGTGACAGCGGTGTGGATTTCGTCCTCACCCCACCAGAACGGGTCATTCGCCACACAGACCATCGACACCCGGTTGATGGTGTGCATACGGGGGTCGGTGGTGGTGTCCACCTGGGGGGACTCCAACAGCCGCAACTTCAGATACCGTGTCCCCGACTCCGGGGTCGTGACGAACAGTGTGCAGTCAGCCTCAAAAGACCACGCTTTGCGCCACTCCGAGTCCCTCGACAACCACGACTGGTTCTTCGACGGGTCGTCCAGGATCTCCACCGCGAATACCATGTCGCGGCGCAACACCCGGTGATTCAGGTACCGGGAGCCGGGGTAGTTCCCGGGCTCCTCGGACACCACCTTCACCGCAGGGTCATAAAATTCTTTCACCCCTGTTCCCAGGTACACACCTTTATCCCCGGCGTTGGGGCCGGCGATGGTGAACCGTTCCCCGTTGACACCTTCCAGCACGACTACGGTGTCAGGTCTCACGTTATCTCCCAATAGTTGCTTGCATTTGCCGGTTCTGGAGGGTTCTCTGGCCGCTCAGAGCGTCGTCCATGTTCGCCACGTTGAACACGAAACTCGATGCGTAGTCGAGGCCCTGCTGCATCAGTGACGGGATAGCGCCCTGGCCGGACCAACCCAGGTCGGACAGGAACTGGTTGCCGGTGGAAGTGGCGAAGTCCAACGGCATTTTCTGGAGGCTCTTGATTTGTTCCTGGTAGCTCTGGGAGGTGGATGACATTTGCCCGCCGTACTTTTGGGCGTAGTTCAGTTTGTCGCGCTCCAACCCGAGGGCGGTTTTCTGGTTGCGGATCTGCTCAAGTTGCGCCTTGATCGCGCCCTGGTCGGCGTTCGGGTTGTCCTTGGCGAGTTGCAGTTCCTTGCGGCGGATCTCCAACTCCGCGATGGACTGCCCCAGCTGGTCGATCTTCTGTTTCGCCCCGGTGGTGTCGATCTGAGTTAACGACTGACCGGCAGCACCCATTGACTGTTTGAAGTCCGCCGCCGACGCCGACGTGGACGCCAACTGGGTTTGCAGCCCCGAAAGCGCGGGGGTCTCCGACGCCGCGTTGAGGTTGAAGTTCAGGTTCACCCCTTCGGCGGAGCCGAACACGTCCTTCACCGACTGCAGGATGGCCGTCGCGTATTCCTTGATTTGGGCGACGCTGGAACCGACTTGGGAGCCGACACCTTCGTTGAAGCCCTCACCGACGTTCACACCGATGTCGCGGAACACCGTCGACGGCGAGTTGATGCCGAGGAAGCCTTTCACCGCGCCGACCACACTGGACGCCACATCCTGGGCGGCTTGCAAGGCTGCGCCGGCCATCGACTTGATGCCGTTGACCAACCCTTGGATCAGGTCCTTGCCCGCCGACACCAGCAGCGAACCGAACCCGGAGCACGCCGATACAACTCTCGCGCCGAACGCCACGAACTCAGCGATCCCGCTGGCCACACCCGATGTGATCGCTGAGACGAACTGGCTCATACCGCCGGTGATGGAGCTGACCACCCCGGACACCCCGGAAGTCACCGCGTTGATCATCGCGGCGGCCAGCCCCGCGAACACACCGATCACCTGGGCCACCACCCCAGCCAAGCTGCTGATGATGTTCAGCAGCGGCGCGAACGCCGAAAGCACCTGCAGCGCAGCGGTCGCCAGATTCGCCGCCGCCGGGATCAGCGGTATGAACGCCTGCACCAGTTGCAGCAGCGGCGGGACAAGCTGAATGAAAACGGGCAGCAGAGCGGCGAAGGTTTGCGCCAACTGGGGCAGCACCTGGGCCAGCGCCCCCGACAACGCGGTGGCCAACTGGGTGAACGCCGCAACGATCAGCGGCATCAGCGGGGCCAACGCCTGGATGGCGGTCGTCAACACCCCGCCGAGGGTGGTGGCCAACTGGGCGAGGATCGGCGCCAACGCTGTCGCGGCGGCGGTCAACACCGGCCCCAGCACCTGCGCCAACTGGGTTAGAGCGGGGGCGACGGCAACCACAGCTTGCGATAGCGCGGTGCCTAATGTTGACGCCAGCTGGGTGAGGATCGGTGAGATCGCTGACACCGCAGGGGTGAGAGCGGCGAACGCCGGGGCCAACGACGTGCCCAACGCCCCAATGGTGTTCGCGACACCCGCCGCGAACGCTGTCAGCGCCGGCGTCGCCCCGACGAGCAGATCACCGAACCCGCCGAGCAGGTTCTGCAGAGGCCCACCCAACGAACCCATCGCCTGCGCACCCACCTCGAACAGCCGGGTGAATAAGGTGAAAATGCCGTCGAGGGTTTGCGACAACCCCTGCAACGCGCCCTCGAACACACCGTTGGACGTGATGCGTTGCACCATCGCGTCGAAACCGTTCGCGAAGTTCTGCAGCGGGGCGAGCAGCAGGCCGAAGGACTGCGCACCCGACGAAGCTAACGTGAGGAACGACTGGGTTGCTGTTTGCACTACCGGGCCGAGGTCCCGGAAGAAACCACCTACCCCTTGCAGGATTGTTCCGATCTGCTGCACCCCCTGAACTGAGGTGGCGGCGTTCGCGAATCCCTGAAAAAGCCCGGAAAGCCCCGAAGCGACCTCTTGGAATCCCGACTTCAGCTGCGGAAGAATCGGGAGGAACTGCTGAAAGATCGGGGTCAGCTGATCCTGGAACGTGCCGGACACCGCCGCTTTCAGCTCATCGAACGCTGGTTTCACCGACTCCGCTGCCGCTTTAATGCCATCCAAACCCAAAGCGACCGCCGCACCACCAGCGGCGAACGCACTGATCAGGGATGGCAGCCCGGCGAGGAGACCGGAAACCAACCCGATCGCGGGTGCGGCGGCGGCGAACACCGCGAACGTGATCAGCTGGGTTCGTCCCCTCAGCCGCCCCATCGACGCTGAGGCGGAATCGGCGGACTTCCCCACATCGGTCAAACCCCTGGAAAGCCCGATCAGCCCTTTATCGCTGGTGGTTGTTACGCCTTTGAGGCTGTTCCGCAACTGCCCACCGATCCGGGATGTATCGGCGTTGACAGTGACTTGGGCGTCGGGAAGGTTCGACGTTGCGGCCCGGACCTCGTCGCGCAGCCGGCTGGTGTCAGCACCAACCCGGATCTCCGCGACTTTACGTTCCAGTTTCTCCAGCTCACCCTGAAGTTCCTCCCGGAACCGATCCAAATCGGGGATGACCCGGATGGAGACCTTCCCGACTTCCTTCGAACCGGCCATCTGAACCTTCCTCAGCCAACTTTTGGGCCGCGATAGCGGCGAACGAACCAGCGCCGCGGCGCTTCGGACGGTCAGGGATGGGGAACGGCTCCGGCGGCTTCGGCCGGGACTTCACATGCGCCGACACATAGGTGTGCTGCAAACCCCTCATCGCGTTCACCGTCGCCACAGCGGCGTACCGGGACGCGTCCCAACCGCGGAACTCCTGCCCACCACGCACAGCTGCGTTGAACCGGCCGCCCTCAGGCAGGCCGCGGATCAACACCAACAACCACAGCGGGGTCAACGGGCTACTCGGATGCACCAGATCCCGCAGATCCACCCGGTAATGCTCGAGCAGGTCAGCGGCTAAATGCTCACCGTACTCATCTATGAGGTCGGCGAGCCCTCGGCTTCCCCCGCCTGGGTGCCCTCCATCCACCGCGAGAACACCCGCAACGTCAACGCCAAATCGTCCTCAATGGACTCCACGAGCCTCGCGCCGAGCTTCTCGTTGTCGGCCACCAAAGGCAGGATCTTCAGGGCGATCTGCGCGGACTGCTCAGTGGCCACCAAACCGTCCTGGTCGTCATCCTTCTGGATGTCGGACAGCTCATCGAGCAGTGTGTACACCTGTTCCCGGGTGTTCTTCGGGAGCCGCAGAAGGTTCCGCAGCGTCAAGGTTTTCCCCTCCCCCAAATCCACTTGGCAGGGGGCGAACTCCCGCTCGATGTCTTCGCGGAGGGAATCCAAAGTCAAAATGTTGCTGTTGGGCATGGCTGGGCCTTTCTCATAGCGGGTCTTGGCGGGCAAGGTGGTGAAGGGGGGAGGGGAGCGGCCCGCCAGGAACTCCCCTCCCCCGGCCTACTCACGGGACAAAGAAGTCCTTGTTGATCCAGGAGAACTTCACTTCGGAGTTGTGGCGCAGCAGCGTCGCCCGGATGGGCAGCGCCGCGAACTCGTCGGTGGCCATCTCCACCGAGTCGTCCCGCCGGAACGACGCCTTGTGGGCGTGGAACCCGATCTTGTTCTGCCCGTCCACGATCAGGATGAACAGGGCTTTCTCCGTCGGGACGGTGGTGCCGCCGGCCACACCGAACACACCGGTCGTGGTGGGCAGGGCGTCCTTGCCGTAGTACAGCTCGAACGCACCCGAGTCGAACTGGTGCAACTTGAACGTCAGGTAGTCGACCGTCGATTTCGTTTCGACCTCACGCAGCGACTCGTTCTGCCATGTGCCTTTGGTTTCAAGGTCGCCGCCATCTAGACCCCACTCCGGGAGGTCATCCCTGGAGGTGTGGCCGACGTTGACCCACGTCGCAGCCAGCGGGGCCTTCGGGTCCGCGGTGACAGTGGAACGTCCGGCCTTGCCGCCAGCATCAGCATCGGCATCGGGATCGACAACAACGTCCTCGCCGGTAGCATCGCGGATCAGCTTCGGCAAATCCAAAGCCGCAAGCTCAGTTGGGGTCGGTGCAACAGTGCCGACTGGGGCCGTGAAAATGAACCCAGTCGCAGCGGTGATCACCGCTTTGTCATTGATTGGCATGTCTATTTACTCCTGGTTACTTGATTGGAAAGGGGTCGAACCCCGAATGCGATGAGTCCTTGGACCCGCCAGGAGTCCTGGAAAGGAGATGGGTACTGGGCGGCGCCAGCGGTCTCCTTCATTGAGTGCAGATAGCCGGTATCTGTCCGTTTCTGATTCCTTGCAGCGTCGTACAGCGCCTCCAGGGCGTCTTCGTACAGCTGCTCGGTTTCCACCAACCCCTCTGTGCCGTAAGCGGTCAACTCGATGACCGGCATGGCCAACTGGGTAGGTCTTCGGTCGTGCCGCATCCCACCGATCCGCCTGACTTGCAGCATCGGGAAGTCACGAAAGTCGATGTCCTCAACCCAGGAACCGACCTTCACATCGGGAAAAGATTCCCGCAGGATGGGGAGAATGACCGACTGGATGCGAGGCATCCTCGACATGCTCACCTCCTAGGCTTGGCTGTGCGTCCCCGTCATGATGTAAAGACCGAACGGCGCTTTCGTGCGGGTTCCCTTCAACTTCCCCGAGGGGGCGTGCCCGTACTCGATGGCCATCGCGTTCGCGGCGGTCATGGACACGTGGTAGTCGCAGGTGTACTGGCCGTCCGCTTCGGACACCTCGATGGCGGTTTCGCCGGCCGAGTCGCGGTCGTACTTCACCCACCTTGTTGATGAGCGGGCAGCTGTTAATCGGGTTTGCGCGATGCCCTCCAGGCGGCCCGCTTCGTCCCGCAACGCACCCTTCACCCCGCCCATGTGGGCGATCATCCCGTTGAACGCTTTGCCCTTCTTGTAGATTTCCGCCATCAGTACCTCTTGATGGTGTAGATCAGGTGGGAGGTGCGCGGAGAGTTGGTGTACCTCAGCGGGTCACCGTGGATGACCCACCGCTCACCCATCCACTCAATTTGGGACTGGGCACCCAACACACACCGCAGGCCGCGGGGGAAACGCAGCGAATACACCTTCTCGCTGTCGAACCCATCCCCGTACTGGTCAGCTGAGGCTGCGCCACCGGAACCCAACGGTTGGATGCGTGCCCTGGCCCGGAACCCGCACTTAGCGGCTTGGGTTTTCGTGTTCCCGTCGGCGTCGGTGACCTTTTCCTCCGGGTACACAACCACGCACTGATTACCCCTGTCGAGGAGGCTCATTGGGTGAGTGCGGCTTTCACGTCCGAGGGCCGGATCAGCTTCGTGCGGTCCTTGAGGATGTGCGGGATAACCCCGTCAGCGACGAGCTTCTTCAGCCGGTTCATGGAGATGTCGACGACGCCTGGCACACGTGTCATCGGGATCGGAGTGTCGTCCTCTGCCGGCTGCGCGGCGAGGGCGTTCACCCGGTCTGCCAGGGTGACGGTTTCACCGGTCCTGCCTGCCCGATCCTTCTTCCAGTCGAGGTTGTCGATGAGCAAATTCGCCAGCGTGTCGGGCAGATCGGCTTTGATTTCGCCGTTGGTGATTTTCATAGTCACAGCACCTTCGGTGGGGCCAGTACGTCAAACACACCTGACCCTGATGCATAACGGTTGGAAGCGTTGCCGCCGTACATGATCGTCATGCCATCCGGTGACGGGTTGGGGTCCTCGAACACGACCACACGCCGACCGTCCTTGTCGGACGCTTCCCACAGCACCTTGGCTGGGCCACCTGCACCGGACTGCACATACGTTTTCGCCGGGGTTGTCGCCACCTGGCTTATCCCGATAAGCCGTCGATAGCGTGCGCGGACCTGGAAAGTGTCCAGATCGTTGGTGCTAGACGTACCGGTATTGGAGTGGCTGGAATAGTTACTCACCGACACCGAATTAGAGGCGAACGTGTAAGTCGGATTACCGGCCCTACCAGTCAAATCCGTGCCTGTGGTGCACGTGACCACAACTTCCTGCGGGCCTTTGCCCGGTGTGATAGCCGCACCGTAGGCTCGAACCTCGCCCCGCGTCTTATCGGTGGGATGTGAACCACCGGTCAAATACGCACCCAACTGGGTGAGCGTCTGCGTACCGTACTTGACCGTGATGTTCCACACCGACCCGCCTGGAACAACATCGGGGATTGTGTAACCCACGAACACAACCAGAAAGTCATCAAACTCGCCGGGGGTGTGCATGTACCTTGACCCCATCGTTTTCGATGCGGTGACGCTGTACTGGCCTGCGCCGACAGCGGTGTTGGAGACACGTACCAACGTCGGGTCGGGTGTGGTTGATGCGGGGCAGCACTGCCGCCGCTCCAACGCGGTGACACGGCCGTCAAGGCCCGTCAGATCGGTGGAATCCCCGCCTCGGGGTGGCACGGTGATCTGCGTCGGATCGCCAATACGGTCCTTGCTGCCGATCATCGGGGCCATCTTGTTACTTGCAGTCACGGTGTTACCTTTCCGGCGATTTCGATTCCAGTGGCTTCGATCAGCGCGACCAGAATGTCGTTGAGCAACCAGAACATCTGCTGGACGCTTTCCACTGTGGCGTTCGGCCCGTTCATCGCATCTAGGGTGGCCTGCGTCAACGCCTTGAGGTTGTTGATGTCGGTGTAGATGCCGCTGAGCAGATTGACGATGGAACCTTCCCAGATCTCAAAGAACTCCTTAGTGACCAGCTTGGTTGACATGAACTCCACAATTTCCGCGTCGTTCTGCTGTAGCTGGTCAAGCGTGTTCCCTGTAACGCCCAAGACTTCTTCGCTGTTCTTAACGCGGACTTTTAGGGCGGCGTTCTCCGCTTCCAGCGCGTCTAGGCGTGCCAGCAGCGAGTCCACAACCGCCTGAGAAACACCCTCGCCGCCACCAAGAGCGGCACCTTCCAGGGCGGTGACGCGATCCACCACGCCGTCGAGGGCGGTCTGCTCAGCCTTGCCTGTGCGGAGGAACTGGTAGCCCTGCTCCAACCCCCGAGTCTCGTCGGTGCGGGTCGTCACCTCATCGAGCAACCGCTGGTTGAAGTCCGAGAAGTAGCCGCCAATGATGCCGGTATTGGTGTTCACATCAGCGGTGACCCAGTTGACGATAGCGGCGGTCACCGCTGCCGGGGTCGGCCCGCCCGCCGGGAGGTTAGCGACAGCCGCATCCACGATGGTCTGAATCAGCACCGGCAACCCGGCCTGCACATCAGCGACCGTAGGATTCTGCGACAGCGGCTTACCTGAAAGCGTGGCTAGCAGTTGCGCGAACCCGACGCTGGTATCCGACAACGCTTCCCACACCTCGGCCACGTCAGCTACCGTCGCACCAGGCTTCACCGCGAGCAGATCAAGCAGCGGCTGAACCTGCCCCAGCAGCACAGCCTGCTCCGGTGTCAAACCACCGCCGGCGTTCCACGCCGCCACACTGGTCTCGATCTTCGCGAGCCACCCCAACACGGCGTCATCAACGGCAGGTTCACCGGGGTAAGGCTGAGCCTCCCCAGCAAGCACAGCCAACGCATTCCCAACGGCGGGACCCAAACCGGACAGAACTTCCAGGGCCGCGTTGATCTTGTTGACGGCGGTCGACACCGGCGAGCTCGGCCTACCAGCCAAACCATCAATCAGGGATTGAAGATCGCCGCTGGACGGCGCAACGGTGGCGATAGCCGCCGCGATAGCCGCATCCACAGCAGCCTGGGTCACACCGCCGCCACCGACAACCACGTTAGCGACAGCCGCATCGACAAGCGCCTGAACCTCGGCCTGGGTCAAACCGGCACCACCGCCGAGTGTCCCACCACCATTGGGCAGGACACCGTAATCATCCTGCAGTGTTTGGTAGATCAGTTTCTTAACACCGATCACCGTGAAAACTGTTGTCATTGCTGTATTTCCGCCTCACCTAGAACTGTGTATCCATCGCCAAGCAGCACCGAAGGCACAAGGGTTGTCAAACGGTTCCGGTAAACACCCAGCATCGCCCACTCATCGGAAGTCAAAGTCAACTTCCCGGTAGCGAGGTCTTTCGACAACTGGTAGGTGTAATTGCCGTCCGTTTCACTGACGTAGCCCTCAGGGTTGCGGCACAAACGCAGCACCGCGTCAGCTTCAACCTGAATTAAATCCTCAACATCAATCGAACCTGCGGCGAGCCGATCATCGAGCGTGGGAACCCTGCGGCGGATCAGGCGCTCCACGTCCTCCAAGCGAACCGAAACGAGTTCCCGTTCCTCGCAGGACAGATCGCGGGACCAGCGCACCGCGACATCGTCAACGGATGCGAAAGCCATCAGAGGGGCTTCGGGATTCGCTTGCGAACCGGCTTGGGCTCCACGTCGTCTGCCGGCTCGGAGATTTCCTCCCAACCACCCGCGCCGACGAGGACATTGCCCAGCTCTTCGGAAACTTCCGCGAAAACACCGCTGGCCTTGTTCTTCAGCTTCACAACACTTCCCCTTTTCTGGTGGGAAGTTGAGGGGGGAGGGGAGCATTGCTCCCCTCCCCCGACAACTCACTTGGTCAGCTTGACGAACGACTCGACATCGTCAACGAGGACACCGAACTCGGCCTCGATGCGGATCGCGATCAAATTGTTCTGCCAGAGCGACACCAGGCCGGAGCCGTCACCGTTGGCGCTCATGTCCAGCGTGGCCTGGTCGGTCACGTCGTAGGACAGGCCGCCGATCTGACCCCACACGATCTTCGACCAGTCGCCCATGATGCCGAGGATGCCGGTGTCGTTGTTCGGCTTCGTCGGGTCGGTGACGTGATCCGACAGGAACGTCGGACGGCCCAACACCCGACCCGAACGGAACGGGGAGTTGATGTCGGTGTAGGTGGATTCGATGAACAGCGGGCGGTCCTGCTTGTCCTTCGACCCGTTGAGGACCGGCTCGGCCAGATCATCGAACAGGGTGCCGTTCCACTTCTTCTTGTCCGCGAGGAGCAGCTCCAGGCCGTTGTTCAGCGAATCGAACGCGGTGTCCGGGCCGGACAGCTTGACCGACTTCGCGGTGTCAGCAACACACTTGCCGAACGGGCTGTCAACACCGTGCAGCACCGCGGCGTCGAACGCCAACGCGATAGCCTCAGCGACCTTCGTGCGCATCGTCGCGAGGTAGTTACCCGGGTTGACCCGGACAACCTCAGCGGACGCCGCGAAGATCGTCGCGATCTTATGCGGGACCACTTCCTGCTTGGTCATCGAACCTTTGGTGACGGGCTTCTGCTCACCCTCACCGGTCCACTTGGCGCGAACATCACCATCCCAGTGCGGAATGCGAACACCGGTCGGCCCCAAAGGGATCTTCCGGGCGATCTGCTGAACCACAGAGGTTTTCTCAACCTCAGCGAAGTAGTCCTGAGCCAGGACTGGGTCCAGGTAGCCCTGGAACATGGTGTCGCCGGTCAGGGCCACCGTTTCGGGAGTATTGAATGCAGGCATTTCTGTTTGTCTTCTTTCTTGATAAAAGGGGGGGTTTAGGCGCCGACCATCCGCTTCACGGTCTCCAACAACGGATCACCGTTCAGCGGCAGCACATTGCCCGAACCCTGAGATGGGTCAACAGGGCGCTCCCGGGTGGGAGCTTTATCCAGAAGCGACTTCACACGCTTCACGCTGTCCGAAACCGTGGCCTCATCGTCACCCTGAATCAGGGCGGCCACATCCAGAACATCCTCGGCTGGGATGCCCTCAGCGAGAACAGTCTTCAACTTCAACAACTCCAGGTTGCGGGCGGAATGCTCGGCCTGCAGATCGTTGAACGCTGCGTCCTGCTCACCATGAGACTTCTTGAGTGCCTCGATAGCCGTGAGGGCTTCGTTGCGTTCCGTCCGGTACTTCGCGTTCTCCCTGCGAACCTTGCGGATTTCCTCAAGCATGCCGCTGTCATCTGGGGTGACCTCCGGGGCCACAGCAGATTCAGTGTCGGCGGTAACGGCTTCGTCTGACATGTTGGTTGCCTCCTGGGCGTAGTTGAGAACCCATCAAGGGCTCACGGTTT